TCACACGCTACAACTCGCCCCGCCCAGCACGCAGAACTTGGCGCAATGGCGGTGGTTGAGCTTCACATCGCGCTCCGCCTCGGCCAGTGTTTCGCCCATCTCGAATTCCGGCGTGTAGGCCAGCAGGGTGCAGGCCAGCACCACCGGCTTTTCCGCCCCCTTGCGTTTCACCACCATGCGGGAACTGGCGCACATCACATCGTCGGGCCGCTTGTCCAGAATCCCCCAGCAGGCGGTGGTGATTTCCGGCACATCGACGGTTTCGTCCATCTCGGGGAACAATACGGTCATGGCCGGATTGAACGGGTCGATATCGAACCCCTCGGCCGTGAACAGGGCACCATACCCCGCGCGGCTGTCCGCATCCGTTTCGCCCCAGAGGGTCCGCCCCGCCACCGCCATGCGGAACCCGTTGTCGCGCAGCCAGCGCATGCCCTCCAGCGTGATGTCATAGGCCCCCGCGCCGCGCTCTTCGTCATGCAGCGCGCGCTTGTAATGGTCCAGCGACACCCGCAGGGTCAGCCGGTCGCCGAATTCCGCCCGCAACGCCAGCAAGCCCGCCAGCACCCGTGGCCGCATCATCGGTTTCATGGCATTGGTCAGCACCAGCACCTCGAACCCGCGTTCCAGCGACAGGCGCAGCATTTCGATAATCTGCGGGTTCATGAACGGCTCGCCACCGGTAAAGCCGATCTCCGTCACCGGCCAGTCCCGCTCGCCGATCTGGTCCAGAAACCCCGCGACCTCCTGCGGCGTGATATAGACCAGCCGGTCGTTTTCCGGGCTGCTCTCGATATAGCAGTTCACACAGGTGATGTTGCACAGCGTGCCGGTGTTGAACCACAACGTTTTCGCCCCCGTCAGCGCGACCGAGGCCCGCGCCTCCCCCTTGGCGGTAATATCGGGGTGGGAAAACTTGTTCAGCGAGGGGCTTTGGTCATTCATAAACGCGGTCCTTTTTCTGCCACGCAGATTCCCCTTCCCGTGCAGGAAGGTCAAGGGCCGATATGTAACGGACAGGCACGAAGGCGTGAGGAGGGGAAAACTGGAGCGGGCGACGGGGTTCGAACCCGCGACAACCAGCTTGGGAAGCTTAGGTATTACGCGAAATAAACATATTAAATCAGATGGTTACCTATTTTGAAATCTTTCGAGTGGGTTCAGTGTGGGACGACTCGGCGGTTTCCATGGCTTTTCGCAGGTCATCCATCTGGACGTGGGCATAGCGCGCGGTCGTCGAGATATCCGCGTGGCCGGCCAGCGCCTGCGCCGCGACGATCCCGTTGGTTCTGGTGATGCGCGATAGGGCTGTATGGCGCAGGTCGTGGAACCGGAAGTCTGGGATTCCGGCGTTCGCCAGTGCCTTCTTCCACGGCTTGTTCCAGCCGGATTGGGTGAACGGCCGGCGCTTGCCGCGTTTGTTGTTTCTGAAAAGATAGGTGAACACCTGCGGTATCGCGGTTACATGTGGCTGGTTGGCGAGCAGGACGAGAAGTGCGTCGGTCATCGGGACGGCATGGTGTTCGCCGCCCTTCATTGTTCGAAAGACGATCATGCGGTTGCTGAAATCCACGTCGCGCCATTCCAGCGCGATGGCGCTGCCGACGCGGCAGCCGGTTGCGAGGCAGAACCGGACGAGCGGTTTCATGTCTTCGCGCAGGTGCTGAAAAAGGCGGACCTCTTCTTCGGCGGTCATTTCCCGCACCCGGCCCTTCGGCTCCGACAGGTGCAGCGCTCTCCAGTCGATGGCCGGAACCCTGGCGTTCAGGTTGCGGTCGGCATAGGTGATCACCCGGCGAAGGAGCTGGAGTTCGCGGTTGACGGTGGCGTTGCTGACTGTCGCCCGGCGGCGGGTGATATGTGCGGTGAGTGTCTGGTTGTCGATTGTTGCCAGCGCGGTTTTTTTCCGGAGGCAGGATAGCAGTATCTTCGCCTGGTATTTCGTAGTGCGCCATGACGGTTGGTGCATCGCCACGTTGGCGCAGTACGTGCCGATCGCTTCGTCCAGGGTGAGCTGCCGCGATGTGTCGCCGTGCATCAACCGGATGCGCGCGGCGCGGACCTCGGCCTCTTCTACTTCCCGCGCTGCCGATTTGTTTCTTTCGCCAGTGCTTCCTCGAATCCGATAACGTTCCCCGCCGACCGTGATCGTGCGGTCATACTGCCAGAACGGGCTGTCCTTTTTCCGGAACGGCATGGGGAATCCTCCGTATGTGAATCGATGAAATTCTGCAAATCGTCCTCACGATAGCGGACAACGCCGCGAAGGCGAACATGTTTCAAGCCGGAACGGCGAAGGCGTCCCAGCGTTCTGGTGCTGATCTGGAGGCGTTCGGCCGCCTGTTGCGGGGTGAGTAGCGATACAACCATATCAATCACCAGCCAACAGTTTCCCGATGGCGCGTATGTAAAGCGCAGCCTCGGTTGTCAGGCGATCACGCGTGGCCGCGTCCAGTGTGCACCACGCGCAGTGTTCCGGCGGGCCGCGATCGTCCCGCAGTTTTCGTGCCACACGTTCTGCAAGAGCGCTCATCCCCGCCATGTCGGTAGCTCGCGGATCAAAGCGGCCAGTCGCAGGGTGTCCGTGACCGACAGGGTGGATACCCGGCCGTCCTCGATGAATACGAGGTTTGTGCCCTTTGCCGACGGGCGTCCGTCGATGCCCATAAGCGAGACGTCATCCGCCAGGGCGTCGGCAAGAACCTCGGCTTCTGCGCTCGCGCCAATAGCGGTGATTTCGATTGGTGTGTTCGGGTGGGTCATTGTTCGACCTCCTCTCCAGTAGCTTCGATGCCCCATTCAATGAGGTTTCGGATTTGTTCAGCGACGCTGGTGTTTTCGCGCAGCGCGCGCTGGTAGATAAAGTCAAACTGGTCACTGTCCATTTTGATGACGACCTGGCGGCGGCCGCCATACAGTTTGACGCCTTTTGCCGGCCCGTTTCGATGCTGCTTGCCGAGCGGATATCCTTGCCCTGTCATTGCACGGCGCCTTTCTGTTTTCACGATTCAGTGTTCAACGTATCCACGTTGGTTGCATGTGCCCTGAATTCCAGTGCGGCCACCCACGGGTTTGACTCCCAGCCGAACCCGCGTTTGGCATTGATACTGTCCCAGAGGTCGCGAAAAGACGCGACCGCGGCGAAGCAACCGTTCTTGCAGTTCTTCATCCCGGTGTCCGCACATATCGCGCATTCCACGCCTTCAGCGATGCTATCGATAGGTGATATTTGCTGCAGGCGTTGCGCCCGCACGTTTGTTACCTCCAACGTTATCCGGCTGGCACGGCGAGGCATAAAAATCGATGGTGTCCACGGCCGGAACAATTTTTCCTCAGGCCCCGCGTAGTTCGCGCGGTAAATGACAAAATCCTGCGCGCCCGGCTCTCCATCGGACCCCCAGCAGAATGTTTCGCGCACCCACAGCAGATCGCCCTGACGGTATTTGATGATCGGGTCCTCGTGAGCGGAGCAAACTACGCGGCGCGTTTGGGTCTTCCGGCCCAAACATATCGCACGGACCATTTCAGGTTTAAATAGTATGGGCTTAATGGTCATCGGTCGTTACCCCTTCCAGACGCTTCCGGTTCTGTCGTTGCGTTTCCGCGCGCAGTGCCCGGTGCCATGCGAGGCGCAATGCCTCTGCCTCCCGTATCCGGTTCTCCAGATCCGGATGATGCAGGTTGGAATTGATCACCTGCATGATCTGGTTCCATCGGTGGCCGAGAATATCCGCATCCGAAAATTGCTTCTGATGTATCATGCCGGATCCGTCGAATTTCGATCCGATCCGTCAGTTTTACCGCCGATCCGCCCGATAGCATCCCGCACGGTGTCGGCTTCCTGTTCATCCAGCAGCTCGACGGTAAGGGCCCAGCCGTCATAATCATCACCGTCCATGAAGGTTTCGCCGCCGTTATGTCCAACATAGAACCGTCGGCAGGCATCGATCGGAAGGCGCAGATCTGGTGATGTCCCCAAGGACGGATCAAGAGCAACGTCGCGGATGCCGCTGGTGGCGTCGCGACCTGCCAGAGCCTCGATCGCGAGGTCGGCGATGCGGCCTTCGGCGAATTTCGCGGCGGCGCGACAGTCGGCGCGGGTTTTGCCCCATGAAGTGACGCAGAAATGGCCGTCCTCGTTGACGGCGATGATCGCGATGCGGCTGGCGTTGGCTTTTTGGCCGGCGGCGCGGGCCGTGGCGATCGGGATGGCTTTCAGGTTGTTCATGCTGCGTTCCTTCGTTGTTGTCTGGCGAGGCCGAGGCGCTTCCACCCGGGCCCGAGCTGCGCATCGGTGTTGGTGTGGTCCGGCACAGCGGCATCGGCCTGCCGGATGCGGTAGTTAAGCCCGATGACTGTCCCTTTCGAATACGGGTGGCCGGTTTTTCGGGTCAGCCGCGCGGCGATTGAGGCTGCGGTTTCACCAGCGTCAATGCGTTCGAGTATTTCAAGGAGCACTGCGTCCGGATGGCGGTATGCGGTCATGCTGCAGCGCTTTCTTCCAGCAGGCGGGTAGCGGCTGTGATCCAGTTGGATACCGCGCTGTCGATGGTGGTGCCCCATGCTGTCGCGCCGTGGAGCGATATCTCGATCATGCTGTCGCACGGCTGTTCGGTGTCGCTGTTGAAAACGCTCATGGCGCCGCCGGAAAATGTGCCGCCGCTTTCCATGATCGCGCCCGCAATGGCGTCGGCGCGTTCTGTCGCGGAGAGGCAGCGCAGATAGGTCGTGAATGCTGAGAGTCTGGTTGCTTCTATCATTTTGTTTTCTCCGGAATTTTATTCGGCAGTATCTTGTTCAGGGCCTTGACGAGCTGGCCCGTGAAGTGTGTTTTCTTGTTGCCGCCGATCAGCCGGACAAGTTCGCGGGCGCGGCTGTCGATCTGCTCGAAATCGATCATCGCCAGAGCGGGTTTCAGGCTGGCCGGGTCGATACCGGCCCGCGCCGCGCGGCGGTATGCTTCGGCAACCCCGGTGACGTTGCTGGCGCTCAGCAGGTTTCTGGTATCCGGATGTGTGTCGGTCAGCATCTCGAGCACATGTTCGAGCCGGTCCGCCCCCATGTTTTTTGTGAGGGTCAGTAACGTGGTTATTGCCCGTGTGCGTCCCGGGCGGATCTCGCCGGTTTCGGCCTCGAGCTGTATGCCGAGCCTGTCGAGGATGCTCTGGACCGCCAGTGCGTCCGGTGCCCCGGCAACCAGTGCGGCGCGGTATTCATCCAGCGGGCCGACACGTGTGCGGTTCTTGTTGATGCCGACGAAAGCGTCGGCCTGTGCGATGTGGTCGCTGCTTCCAACCAGTGCGGGGACTTTCGGCAGTTGCAGGTGGATCGCGGCGATAGCGCGGTGCTGGCCGTCGATCACAGCGAAGTCCGTGCCGGACTTTGCCACGATCAGCGCGCCGAATTTCATCCAGTCGAATTGTCCGATGATTTTTTTGATTGTGCGCTGGCCGATGCGCGAGATCCCGCGCTGGTACGACGGGTCGAGCAGCAGATTATCCGTGTCGATCCACAGCAGGTCGGGGAGCGCCAGCCCTTCGGCGGCCGGCAGGCAGGTCGCCGAGAATTCGAGCAGGCTGGCGATCGGGGTGATTTTGGTCAGTTCCGGCATGCGCGGCTCCTTTTGTGGCGGCTTTCCATGATTTGCGGCATTTCCGATGCGGCGAAGGCGAGGCGGCGCTGCCTGGACTGGCGCACCGGATGGCCCTGCGCGGATTTCAGGATCAGCCAGCAGGTAGTGAATATTTGCGGGCTGGCAGTATGCTCGCCCGGATTGGCCGCCACGCGGCGGGCGTCACGGATAATCCCGCTTTCCGGCATTGTCAGAAAAACATCGGTCATTCCGGCGCGTCCCTTTCGATGGCGGCCTTGATCCAGTTGCGGACGGCGCGCAGCTCGTTCATGGTCGAGGTGGCGCGGCGGCCGGACATCATGAAAATCCAGTCGCCGCCCGTGACGCGCTGCATTACGGCCATCCCCTTGTTGATGCGGAAGCGGATTTCGCGCAGCAGCTGGTCGTCCGACAGGCGGTCGAGCGCGAGGGCGTCGATATGGCGGCTTTCTTTTTCAGTATTCGAAGCGCGGTGCATCGGCTGTCCTTTCAAAAAACCCCTCCGGCCTGTTCGCCGTGCCGGAGGGGAGTTGAAGGTGCCGGTCGATACGCGGTTACTGGTTACGCGGCACCCGTCCAGGGAGGTTTCTACGGATGAGACATTCCGTAAAACACGACGCCGATGGCGGCGATGCAGGCCAGAACCAGCACGAGGCGCAGGGCCTCGATGGCGAAAACGGCGAGAGGCGCCGTGGCGTCACCGGAAAATCGTGCTGTTCTGATCGGCATGTGGTGCCTCCATCGGTTGAGTCGATGGAGAATAGTTACTAATGGTAATGGTGACGTGTCAATCAAAAAATTACTAATAGTAATAATAATTGACAGCGCGGTGCGTCGTGCGCATAAACGAAAGGCCGCGCAACGGGTGCGCGGCCTGTGGTATTAAAGGACCGGAGGCGTTATTTTTCCGGCGGGTTTTGTGGTCTGGTTGTTTGTGTGACGCCGGCGCGGTTGTCAGGTGACGGGGGGATCCTTCCTGACCGGAAAGCGCGAAAGAAAATCGTCGTCAGCCAGTGTGCTGGATGACTGTGCGGGCGCGCCATTCCGGCGGTTGGCCGCCGGTGCGGTTGTTGTATCCTCCAGTGCGCGGGTAATCCGTTCGAGATACAGGTTGTTTTGAATGGTGATCGCCAGGATGCCGAAAACAACGATTGTCGCCAGCAGCCCACCGGCCGCTGCCAGCAGCCCCATGACAGCACCGTCGGCGCCGGCAATCACGACCGCGCCGACGGCAGTGCTGATCAGGGCGGCAAGGATCAGGAGGGAAATGAGCGATTTGAATGCGTTGGCAATAAAATTCATCGGGGGCTCCGGTTTATAGTGTCTGTATGTCCTGTTGTGCGATGTGCCTACGCAAAGGGGCGGCCCACTTCAGGTGGACCGCGTATTCAGTCTGGTTCGAATTGTTGGCACTATGCAAGTCAAAAGTGTGCGGTTCGCGCCCCGGGCGTATATATTTCACCAGTGCGCGGCCGTCGGTGGTTTCGCAGATCCCGACATGGTTGATGGCATTTTCATCGACGCCGACAAAATGGCGGGTGAAAAACAGGATGTCGCCACTCTGGATGATCGGCGACATGGAGTCGCCCTGCACCTCGACCGCGACGATGCCGCTGGCGGGGAGGTCGTCGGGGCAGGCGACGTGATAGAGGCCGTCGCCCTTGGCGTAGGCGTCGACCAGCTCGACCGTTGCGCCAGCGCCAACGCGACCGGCAACAGCAACGGGGCGATCATTTGCATAAAGAGCGGCGACAGGCACATCGAGGACCGTTGCTATATCCTGAAGCAAGGCAGCGCTCGGTCGGCGCTTTCCGGTTTCTATCTGTGACAAATAGGGCTGACTGATGTCGATAGCATCGGCCAGATCGCGGGCCTTCATCCCAGCCTTTTTGCGAATTTCAGCAATTCTAAACATGAGTTCTGTTTGGCAAAGGGAGTGATTCGGTGGCGGCAAGGGCGGTAATTACAGCAAGGGCGATCCAGATAATAAAGATAACCATGTTGGCAGCCGTTGTTAGAGTCTCTGTATGTCCTGTTGCGAGATGTGCCTGCGCAGCGGGGCTGCCCATTTCAGGGGGACGGAGTATTCAGTCTGGTTCGAATTGTTGGCGCTATGCAAGTCAAAAGTGTGCGGTTCGCGCCCCGGGCGTATATATTTCACCAGTGCGCGGCCGTCGGCGGTTTCGCAGATTCCTACACGGTTGATGGCATTTTCATCGATGCCGACAAAGTGGCGGGTGAAAAACAGGACGTCGCCATTCTGGATGATCGGGGACATGGAGTCGCCCTGCACCTCGACCGCGACGATACCGCTGGCGGGGAGGTCGTCGGGGCAGGCGACGTGATAGAGGCCGTCACCCTTGGCGTAGGCGTCGACCAGCTCGACCGTTGCGCCAGCGCCAACGCGACCGGCAACAGCAACCGGGCGGTTATCCGAAATGAGCGCATGCACAGGAACGTCTAAGGCACGCGCGATCTCTTCAAGCAGAGTCGTGCTGGGCTTTTTTTGGTTTGCCCCACGTTCCAACATAGAAATGTAGCCTGGGGTTTTGTCGATCATATCGGCTAGATCGGCAATCGTTAGGCCGCGTTGTTTGCGAAGTTCTCGAATTCTGAGTTTCATCGGGTAAAGGTGCCAGATTTTGTAAGGGTTTGTCGACTTACCCACGGTAAAAAGTGACTAATGGTAAAATACCCCCTTGACGGGAAATCCTTACCAATAGTAACTATTCGATATGTTGAAATCATATATCAAACGCACCGATTCATCTCGCCGCGATCTGTCGCGGAGACTTCGGATAAGTCCTTCATACTTATCGTTGTTGGAAAACGGGAAGAAGAAACCATCCCTCGACCTCGCTGTCCGCATCGAGCGCCTGACCGATGGTGCTGTTCCGGCCTCGAGCTGGGTAGAGCAGAGCGGGGAGGCGGCGTGATGCGGGAATCCTCCTTTCAAGTCGATCCTGTCACAGCAGGATTTCCGGCACACGGGAAAGCGGACGGGGGATTTGCCCATGCGTAACGTCCGCCCAGGCTCGATACAGGCCGCGATCCGCGAGGTTATCACCCGTGCCGGCGGGCTGGAGTGTGTCAGTGCCGATATCGGCGTGTCTGTCACGAACCTGTCCCGCGCGACCGCCTGCGACGATGATCGCCCCGGCGGTCTGGGGATCAACCATTTCGACCGGCTGGGCCGTATCGTTCCGGATGCGGTGGTGCCGCTGGCGCAGCATTTCGGGCACATGGCGGGCGGTGTTTTCCAGCCGCTGAAGGTCGACGGTGCGCTCGGGGCCGATATGAGCCAGCTGACGGCCGAGTTCGCCGATGTGCTGGCGGTCCATGCCGAGGCCATGTCGAGCCGGTCGAAGAATCCGGACGATTACACGGTCGAGGAGGCGCGGGCGGCGCTGAAGGAAATGGACGAGCTGATCGAGGTCGCCGCGCGGGTGCGCGGGTCACTGGTGCAGAAGGCGAGGGGGCGCGTATGACCGAGCTGACATCCGAAGCCATTGCCGATATGACCCGCGCGTTTACCCGTTCCGGCGGGAAGGTCCGCCGGATCCGGCGCGGAGTAACCGCCAGCCGGCCGAGCACATTGCCGCGTGATCTGCGGGACCAGTATATCGAAAAAATCCAAACGCGCGGTCTGGCCTCGACGCGGTATATTCTGACGTTGAAGCAGGTGTATGCGGTCGAGGAGATGATCGCACGGCGGGCGGGGCTGGACGCAATCGCCGCGCGGATAGGGATGACCGGCAAGCCGCTGGCGAAGATCGTTGCGCGCCTTGAATCGTCCGGCGTGGCGTTTCCGGATTATCTGCGCAAGGACGTCGCGCTGTTGATCGAGGATGGCCGTGAAAATCCGAAAACCGAAGATACTGTCAGCCATAAAAAGATGCCGCGCCAGCCCAAACCGGGGAAAGAAATCCGGCCGTTGACCAGTGCGGAGTTGCAGGCCTTCGAAATGGTGCGCTGCGGTTACAACACCAACGTGGCGGCGCGGGCGTATGGTTTGCGGGCGCAGGCCTTGCGGCAGTTGATCGTTACCCGTTTTGGCGGCCCTTATGATCTGATGAAGGTCAAGAATTTCGCTGCATTGCAGCGCGCGCTCGAGGTCAAGAACAACGATTCCGAGGGCGCGGCAGAGCCGGTGGTGAGGTGCCTGAATTGTGGCGCGGCGATGCCGGATGACTGGCGTGGCGGGCGATGTGACCCATGCGCCGGTCGCGCGCCGTTACGGGGCGCCCAATGAGTGTGCTGCGGGTTCATTGCGAGGTGTTGCGGGTTCCGGTCTCGCGACAGACGGCGGCCCGCCTGCGGGCCATGGCGGTCGAGGCCGGAGCGGAGCTTCCGGATCTGGCCAGTGTGCTGCTGGAAAATTGCGCGATCAATTATATCGAGGCGAAAGGAGCCAGAGATGCCGAAAAGGAATAAATATCCGGTCGGAATTCCATGCAGCTACAACCGTCAGGTGGTGCTCGACATTGTCGCCGGTTCGTTGCCGGATGGTGACGACAGTTTGACTGTTCCGCGCGCGTTGCTCGAGGCCGTCATTCTGGTTGCGGCTGATATTGTGGTCGATGGTCAGCTTTGGGACCGCGATCTTACGGGCGCGGCGCGGGCGTTGCGGGAGCCGGAATTTGGTGGTGCCGCCTGGCGGTCAAGTCTGCGGCGGAACTCGCAGCACCTGCTGCACGTCCTCGAGGAAGAGGGATTCGTCAGGGTTTTCGACAACAGCATCGATTGCGCGGCTTATCAGGCCGGAATGGAGGTGGCGTGATGGCGGGAAGTGTCAACAAGGTAATCCTGATCGGAAACCTCGGGCGGGACCCGGAGGTGCGCACATTCCAGAACGGCAGCAGGGTGTGCAACCTGCGGATCGCGACGTCGGAAAGCTGGAAGGACCGAAATTCCGGCGAGAAGCGCGAGCGGACGGAGTGGCATTCCGTGGCGATATTCAATGACGGGCTTGTCCGCGTTGCCGACCAGTATCTGAAGAAGGGCGCGACGGTTTATATCGAGGGCAAGCTGCAGACCCGCAAGTGGCAGGATCAGGCGGGTAACGACCGTTATTCGACCGAGGTTGTGTTGCAGGGGTTCGATGCAAAGCTGGTGATGTTGGGGCGAAAGCCGGATGGCGGCAGCAGTGCGGATCAGGGCGGTTCGGGCAGTGGTTCCGGTGGTGGCTATGCTGCTGCCGGAGCCGGTCTTGAAGACGAGATTCCGTTCTGATGGGGATGCCGGCGAAATACGTTCGGCATGATGTGCCCGTGGACATGTATGCCTTGCTGCGCAAGGCGGCCGATATGGGCATGAAGGTTCGTGTCGCGCCGGATAATCCGGAGCAGGGGTATGTCTATTGCCAGAACTGTGGCGATGGCCGCGACGTCAGGATTGTGCTGTCGCGGTGGCAAAACAGTCCGCATGGGTGTTTGAGGTCCCCCTTTCGGGCCTGCTCCGCCAGTGGGGGGTGAATATGCGTGATGACCCACGGCTGGATGAGGCGAAGGCAATACCGATCGAGAACATCGCCGGAATGCTGGATATCCCGGGGCTGAAACGGGCCGGTAACGAGGTGACAGGGCCGTGTCCGGTTTGCGGTGGCGTTGACCGTTTCTCGATCAGTCCGCGCAAGAACCTGTTCAATTGCCGCCAGTGCGGCGGTGGTGACGGGATCAAGCTGGTCGAGTTGGTGCAGGGATGCGATTTCAGGGCGGCGCTGGCATTTTTGTGCGGGGAAGCAGCTGCGCCGGTATCGCCGGAAGAACAACGCCGCCGTGTGCGGCGTGCCGAGGAAGCCCGACAGAAAAGCGAAGAGGAGGCGCGCCGGTATCGTGAAAAGGCGATCCATGCGGCAAAGAAAATATGGGCGGAGGCGGCTGGCGGCACATTGAACCACGTTCTGCATTATCTTGACCGGCGCGCGATCAGGATTGACGGGTTGCCGCTGTGTCTGAGGGACATTGATCGGCATAAATACTATCAGATTAACGGGCGCGAGGCGGTCCATGTTCATACCGGACCCTGTATGGTCGCGGCGATCCAGCGGCCGGACGGGCGCCTGTCGGCGGTGCACCAGACATGGCTGGATCCGGCGCAGCCGAACGGCAAGGCGCGGATCGTTGCGGCTGATGGGCGGGTGCTGGATGCGAAGAAGGTTCGCGGCTCGAAAAAAGGCGGCGCGATACGGCTGACCGGCGCGTTGAAATCCGATGTGCTGGTCATGGGGGAAGGCATCGAAACCACCCTGTCGGCCATGGTGGCCGATACTTACCCCGGCGCGATGTATTGGGCGGGTATCGACCTTGGCAATATGTCTGGCCGGATGCGGCCGGTTGACGGCCGCCGGTGGTCTGGCTTGCCGGACATGACGGACAAGGAGGCGTTTTACCCGCCCCCCTGGGTGAAACGTCTGATTTTTATTCAGGATGGTGACAGCAATCCGACGATGACGCGGGCGAAACTGGAGAGCGGTTTGCGGCGCGCAATGGCACTGAACGCGGGGTTGGTGGCCCAGATCGTGCACCCCGGCAAAGGGGTCGATCTGAACGATATTCTGATGGGAGTGGCGGATGCCGGATAAAAACGTGGATAAGGTGCGTGATATTATGGCGGAGCCGGAAACCATTGCGCCGGACCCGGATGCGGTCGCACCCCGCACCCCGCCTGAAGGACCGCCCGCCGATCCTCCCGAGCCGGACGATGGCGGGCCGGTGCGGGATTGTGCCGAACTGCCGCTCAATGATTATGGCAACGGTCAAAGATTCGCGATCCATTTTGGCGAAGACCTGTTGTTTGTGCCGCGGGTCGGCTGGTTTTGTTGGGACGGGGTAATGTGGGCCAAGGATCCTGACGGGGTCGAGGTGCGCCGCAAGGCCCAAGGTGTCGCAGCGCTGATCAAGCGTGAAATCCCGCATCTGGCACTCGATGAATGGCAGATGGACAAGCTGTCCGAAAAGCGCGCGGTTGCGGAGGAGCTGCAAGCGTTGGATCGCATCGAGATGCCGACGGACGAGCAGAAAGAGCGGCGACAGATACTGCTGTCGAAAAGCGCGGCTATTTCCAGCCTCGAGGCGTTGTTGGGCCAGAAAAAACGGGACCATCACCGGCATGCCAAGAATGCGGGTAACGCCGGTCCGATGAAGCATATGGTGGAGCAGGGCGAGATCAATCTGCATTGTCCGTATGAGGCGCTCGATGCGGACCCGCTTCTGGTTAACACGCTGTCGGGTGTGTTGAAGTTCGAGGTTGACGAGGCTGCCCGGCGCCAGTTGCGCGAGGAAGGGTGTTCGGATTTCGAGGGCATCGCAAAGGTTTCCCTGGTGAAACACGATCGGGCGCTGCGGCTGACAAAGGTCATGCCGATCGAGTATGATCCGCAGGCCACCTGCCCGATGTTCGACGATTTTCTGGCGCGGATCCAGCCGGAAGAGGATATGCGCGGCTTTTTGCAGCGCTGGTTCGGACTGTCGATGACCGCGTTGATTGGTGATCAGAAGATGGTCTTTTTGTACGGCATGGGGGCGAACGGCAAGTCCGTACTGGTCGATCTGATGTCGAAGATGCTCGACGGTTATGCGGCGACGGCCAAGATTGAATCGCTGACCGGATCCTCGAAGCGATCCGGGGCCGAGGCTACGCCTGACCTGGTGCCGCTGATGGGCGCGCGTATGGTGCGGGCGTCGGAGCCGGAACAGGGCGCACCGCTCAAAGAAAGTGTGATCAAGGAGCTGACCGGTGGCGAGCCGATACTGGTGCGGGCGCTCAATCAGGATTTTGTCGAGGTGTTGCCGGAATTCAAGTTGACGATCAGCGGCAACCACAAACCGGAGATCCGCGGCACAGACGACGGTATATGGCGGCGTGTGCTGCTGACACCGTTCGATGTCCAGATACCACAGGCCGAGCGCGACCCTAAGCTGGGTGAAAAGCTGTGGGCGGAACGCTCGGGCATCCTTAACTGGATGATTGCCGGGCTGATGGATTATCTGGAAAACGGCTTGCGGGAGCCGGAGAGAATTATCGCCGCGACACAGGAATTCCGCGAGGAGAGCGATCCGGTACACAGTTTCCTTGTGCAATGTTGCGAGGTGACCGGCAAGGAACAGGATTTCACCCGCAGCAAGGATCTGGTCGAGGCGTTCCAGTTCTGGCAGCGCGAGCGGGGCGAGACGCCCTGGAAGGACACGACGGTCGCCAGACGCCTGTCCGACAAAGCGGGCAAGTGGCGCGAGCCGCGATCCGGCCTGCTGTTTTCCAAGCACAAGGCCAGCGTGTCCGGCTATCGCGGGATCCGGCTCACCGACATGTTTCGCAAACGGCGCGAAGACGTCGAGATACAGAGCCGGTATGGAAGCGGTGAATTGTGATGGCGTGCTGTCGACCCTATGATGTTTCCAGCCCCAGTTCTTTGCGCAGAAGGGCGTTGGCGCGGGTTTGCCAGCCGCGGCCATCCCGCTTCAGACGCTCGATCACATCGGGATCCAGCATGATGGTCACGCGCTGCTTGCGTTCGCCGGCCGGTTTGGGCGGGCGGCCGCGCCGTGCGGATTTGAAGAAGGCGTCGTCCAGCTCGCGGACCTCGCCGGTCGGGTCGGTGTATGGTTCAGGTTTCTTTGGCATATCTGGCCACCTCTCGTTTGTTCGCCTTGCGCAGGCTGATGATGCGGATGTTGTCGCCGCGCCAGCACCATGCGCAGACGTGCAGGCGCTGGCCGACGGGGGCGATGCTGACAAAGCGCCGCTCTCCATAATCGGTGCGGGTATCTGTGACGGTCATGGCGGCGTCCCAGTCAAAGCGCTGCATGGCGGTGAAATCCACGCCGTGCTTGGCGATGTTGTTGTCGCGCTTGCTGTTGTCCCATTCGTATGTGATTCCGCCTCCCATGCAATTATTGTATGTATAAATATTCACGATTGCAAGAATATTTATGAATACAATAATTATATATTCAACATGACAATTCGAAAGATAGCTGGCGAGGCGCGGATGCGTGACCGGGCCGGTTCGTGCTATTTGGCCGAGAGCTATCGCGATGGGAGGGCCGAACCCGCACCCGATGTTGGTCAGTTCTTCGAATGGGAGGGTAACCCTCCCAGACCGGGAGGGTGGATGCGCAAAGGGGGTGTGGGGAAAAGTGATGTTTGTCAGATGGTTGCGCGGAAATCTGGGAGGCTAGGGAGGCTAGGGAGGCAATTTTCGGCTACGCGCGTGCGCGAGGGGGTGGGGTGCTGGAAAGGCCGAAAAGAGGACTCACGCGTAAGGGTCAAATCATCCTCCCTACGTTCCCTAGCCTCCCACATCCGGTTTTTAACTTAAAATTATCAACGGGTTAATGGTCACTATTTTCAGGGAGGATAGAAATATCAGGGAGGGTTACCCTCCCAAACAGGAAAGCGGAGTTATGGCCGCAACCAAATGTAGTAGTGATGTTGTGGCAAGCCACAAAATATAGAAAACGAGCAGCAAGGAAGTGTGAAAATGCCCAGAGCCAGAAGAAAACCAGCCGCATTGTCGATGACGGACGCCGTGATTGTCGGGGTGTCGCGCAATCAGGACTACGACCTCGGTGCGCCGACGCATTTCCGTTTGCGACCGGAATGCCGGACCGGCGGCGTTGCCCTGTGTCGCGATCTGGCCGCCAGCGAGGCGAAGGTTCGCCGCGCGGCGCGGGTGGCCGCCAACCGACCGGTGCCTGGCGCCCGTGCGACGCGTATGCTGAAGCGCGAGGCGGTTGATGGCGATGTCAATGGCCGGCAGCGTGTGCGCGAAATGCATCCGTTGCAGGTTATGTACAAGGCGGGTGCCGTATCATTGCCCGAGTGTGCCGCCGGAATGAAGTTGTTCGAGGCGTGGGAAGAAACAGGGCGCAGCCCGTCCGTGGATCTGTCGCAGGATCGGGTAGACACATCCAGCAATCCGGCCGGTACGGAGGACAGGATCGCGATGTTGCAACGGTTCAGCCGGATCTGGCGCCTGCTGCCGGTCGAAGGGCGTGACGTTTGCTTCCACGTTTGTTGCGAGGGCCGGTTCCTGCGGGACGGGTTTAGCCGGAACAGTAGAGAGATGGTGGCCGCGGTCGAGGTGTTGCGGATGGCGCTTGGCGTTCTGGCCGACGCGATGGCTGACGGGAAATTTTGAAATAGTATTTGCCAAGTCCGCGAATCGCTTGTACCTTCTGCATATTCCAAAGATGGGCCCGACGGAGCAAAATCTCCGTATCGGGCCTTTCTTATGGCCAATCCATTTATTGTCAGGGTGGAGCAGTCGGTAGCTCGCGTGGCTCATAACCACGAGGTCGCAGGTTCGAGTCCTGCCCCTGCAACCAGATCGCCAGCGGCGCAAAGAGGAGAACGAGATGGGCATTATGACACTTCAGGAGATCAAGTCGACGGGCCTTGCGCCGTCGTTTGCTGCGGTGGCTTCCGCCGATGTGATCGAAACGGCAGGTGATGACCGCGTTATGCTGTACGTAAAGAATGGCGGCAGCAGCTCGATTAACGTAACCGTTTCGGCGGTCAATACATCCGTCGATGTCCTTGGTGTCGGCTCTCTGGCAGTTGATGACATGGTTGTGGCTGTAGCGGCCGGTGCGGAGAAGATCATCGGGCCGTTCGCAGCCGCGTATCGCGACGGCGACGGCACGGTATCGGTCGCATACTCCGCGACAACTTCGGTAACCGCAGCTGCGCTGAAGCTGAAACGCATTCCCTAAATGGGAAGGCTGACCAACCTCAAGCCGCGCCTTGGCGTCCAGCGACAGCGGCTTGAACGGGTTGGTGTCGGAAATCGAGATCGCGATCGGGTAGCTGCAAATCCGTCGCGCGCCTGGTACAATACTAAACGCTGGCGGGAGCTTCGCCAAAAGGTTCTTATTCGCGACGGATATTTGTGTCAGAAAACCGGCGAGATATTGAGCGGAAAATATCCGGCTCCGAACAGCCCGGTTGTTGACCACATCCGCCCGCATCGTGGCGATGAAAAGCTATTCTGGGACATCGACAACCTGCAGTCTGTGTCGAAGGCATACCATGACGGAGACAAGCAGCGCATTGAAAAGGGGGGGGTGGTCAAACTCTAACCACCTACCAGCGCAATACCCACCGCCATATAATTCGGAGATTTTTTCCTTTGGATCATGAAATTTCGCCAGACCAGCATGATGTTGATCTGTTCGGCAACGCTGTCGAGCCGATCCGCGATAGACGCGGGCGGCCAAGTTACAAAAAAACAAAGGAAAATCAGGACTTTGTATCCGTGCGCGCTGCGGCTGGCTGGACGCAGCAGCGTATTGCGGAAGACATGGGGATCGATGCGAAGACGCTTCGAAAGAATTTTTCCCGCGAGCTGGAAAATGGTGCGGTGTTCATCGAGGGGATGGCTCTCGATGTCCTGATGAAAAAAACACGTGAAGGTCACGTGCCATCAATCCGGTTGCTTCTGGATCGTATCGATCCGAGATCCGCGATCGGGAAGCGCTCCGGCTCCGAAAAGACGAAGCCGACACCAAAGCCGGGCAAGAAGGAACATCTGCGCGTCGAGGCAGGAAAGCCGTCAGGTGGTTGGGCTGGTCGCTTGCCCGGGTTCGAAAAGGCAAACTAGGTGGCTTTCGATTTTTCGTGCCCGGACTGGGCTGAAAAGCTCGCGGCCGGAAGTACACCAATTGCTGATCTGCCGCTGGATATGGATGCCGCCGAGGAAGCTGTGGCGATTTACAACAATCTGCACCTTCCGGATGTGCCTGGAACGCCTGCGCTCGAAGAGGCGGGGGGCGAGTGGATGAGAGATATTATTCGCGCGGTGTTCGGTTCGACCGAGGCCAGCACGAATATCAGAATGGTCGGCGAGGTATTCTGCCTCGTCCCCAAAAAAAACAGTAAGACGACAAACGCGGCTGCGTTGGCCATCACCTTTCTGCTGTTGAACCAGCGAAAGCATGCGGATCTTCTTCTGATCGGACCGACGCAGAAAATTTCCGAGACAGCGTTTGAGCAAGCAAAAGGTATGATCGAGGCGGACCCAGAGGGATATCTGCAAAAACGGTTCCACATTCAGGATCACAAGAAAACGATACAGGACAGGGTGACCAAGGCGCGGCTGATGGTCCGGACATTCGGAATGGAGGTTCTGACCGGGGTTAAGCCGATTTTCGTCGTTATCGACGAGGTGCATATCCTCGGAGGCATTCCATATTCTGCGGATGTACTTCGCCAGATCAGGGGTGGAATGCTCCCGTTTCCGGAAGCCTTGCTGTTCATGATTACTACACAAAGCGATCATCTGCCATCTGGAGTATTTAAATCTGAGCTCCAGTATGCACGAGGGGTACGGGATGGGCGCATCACTGAGGGGGTGAGGTTGCTGCCGGTGCTGTACGAATTTCCAGAGGAGATTCAGAGAAGCGAGGACAAGCTGTGGCTGGATCCGGATATCTGGTACATGGTCACGCCGAATGTCGGCCGTTCGATTTCGATCGACAGGATGGTCACGGCCTTCCAGCGCGCCCAGGAGGACGGCGACGAGGAGGTTGCAGCATGGGCGACGCAACACCTGAATGTCGAGGTCGGATTGGCTCTGCACTCCAACAGGTGGCTGGGCGCCGACTACTGGCTGGCGGCCGGCGACAAAAGTGTAACGCTGGATTCGATAATGGACAGCGCCGAAGTGTGCTGCGTCGGCATTGACGGTGGAGGTCTTGACGATCTGCTTGGCGTCGCTGTGATTGGTCGCCACCGGAAAACAAAGCAATGGATGCACTGGGCGAAGGCCTGGGCACACCCAGATGTTTTACGTCGCCGCAAGAGTATCGCCGGAAGGTTGGAAGAATTTGCAAGGCTTGGGCAGCTGACGATCTGCACGGAGCCGACGCAGGACATCATTGAGGTTGCCGATATTATCGACCAGCTGAACAGTAGCCGGCTGCTCCCGGCATCGGCCGCCGTCGGTCTAGATCCATACGGAGTTGCGGCTCTGATTGATGAAATTTCCAGCCGGAATATCCCGGACGATATGATGCTCGGTATTGGACAGGGCACACGTTTATCGCCAGCCATCTGGGGACTGGAGCGTAAACTCAAGGACGGAACATTCGTTCACGGAGGGCAGGAGCTTATGGCGTGGTGTGTCGAAAATGCTGTTGCCGAACAGCGGGGAAACGCGATTTTGATTACAAAACAAACGGCCGGAAAGTCGAAAATCGACCCGCTGGTGGCAACTTACAACGCTGTGATGCTGATGGCGCGCAATCCGGAAGCATCGTCCACGGAGTCGGTTTATAGCCGCCGTGGCCTGCTGATGGTGTGATATGGGCGTTCTTGATATTTTCCGCAGGCAGGCTTCGCAGACGCTGCGGCCCTCTCCGCGAGCAATGGCTATAGACGGCGGCAAAACAATCACGACTTCGGCAGATCTAGAAGAGGCACTGCGTGGTTCTATGAAGTCGGGCAGTATTGCGGTAAATTCAAACAGCGCAATGCATGTGGCTGCGGTCTATGCGTGCATCAGAATACTTTCAGGTTCTGTTGCAAATGTGCCGTTGCACGTAAAGCGCCGGGATAAAACAGGCGCACGTTACGATGCGCCGGATACGGCTTTGTGGAAATTGTTGCGGGGCAGGCCCAACCAGTTTCAAACGGCCAGACAGTTCCGGCGTGCAATGCAGGTCGATGTTCTGTCTGAATACGGTAATGGATATGCTGTTATAACTCGCGGCACAAGAGGAGAGCCGATTCAGCTGATACGGCTGAACCCAGCGAGGGTAACCGTCAAGCAGAATCGGGATCTAACGAAGGTATTCGAATATCATGATGAAAACGGGGCGTTTCACCGGTATCAGCAGGATGAGATTTTTCACCTTTTCGGTTTGTCGCTTGACGGCATTTCTGGCGTCGGACCTATCAAATATGCCCGTGAAGCGATCGGGGATTCACTGGCTCTTGCGCAGCATGGCTCTACGGTGTTTCGCAACGGCGCCCGTGTTTCCGGTGTGCTGGAGACAGACAAGGTTATCGGACAGGAAGGCATTTCGGCGCTGAAGGAAAGCCTCGAGGCTTTTCGTGCCGGTGGTGACAATGAGGGCAAAGACCTGGTTCTGGAGGACGGCCTTAAATACAAGGCCATGGCGATGTCGTCGCAAGATCTTCAGTGGATCGAGGCGCGGTCATTCGGACGAGCCGATATCGCTATGTTCTACGGGGTTCCGCCGCATATGCTCGGCGTCACCGAAAAAAGCACCAGCTGGGGGGCCGGCATCGAGGAACAGACGTTAGGCTTCCTCGCCTACACACTCGAGGATCATCTGACCATGTGGGAGGATGCGATCGAAGCCCACCTGACAAATCCTGATGACGGCATTTATGCCCGCTTCAACCGCGCAGCCCTGATCCGAAGCGACACGGGGCGGCGAAAAGAGTTTTACACCGGAATGGTCCAGTGGGGCCTTATGAGTCCGAACGAGGTCCGGGCGCTGGAGGACATGAACCCGCGTGAAGGTGGCGACATCTACTATCAGCCGCCGAACACAGCCGGAGAGCCACAGAAAATGGAGCCGAGGAAATGAGCCTTCGCAATTTGCCAAAGATAAATGTTGGTCAGCGCCCGCAAAACTTCCAGTGGGACGCGCCGTCAGATGTCCTCGCTAAATGGGCCGAGGCGCCTCTTGCCGCAGATAGTGGCGGCAACAATACGATCACCGTGTTTGATGTGATCGGCGAGGATCCGTGGACCGGCGGCGGCGTAACTGCAAAACGCGTCTCGGCGGCACTGCGTGCGATCGGCAACAAGGATGTGACGGTCAAAATCAATAGCCCCGGCGGCGACATGTTCGAAGGGATCGCCATTTACAATCTTTTGCGGGAACACCCTGCGGTGGTCACGATCGAAATCGTCGGCTGGGCGGCGTCCGCAGCGTCAGTCATTGCGATGGCCGGAGATGAAATCCGCATGGGTCTCGGGACTTTCCTGATGATCCACAACGCATGGGGCGCTGTGGTCGGAAATCGTCACGACATGCGCGAGGCTGCGGATCTGTTCGAAAGCTTTGATGCGGCTATGGTGGATATTTACGTGGCGCGTGCCGGCAGCGAGCGGGATGACGTTGTTGCGCTCATGGATGCCGAAACGTTCATGGGGCCGAGCGACGCCAAGGCCAATGGGTTTGTAGACGTGATAGACGAGTCCCTGGACCAAGTACCCCTGGACCAGACAGAAGGTAAGATGCAGGGCGGAAGTCAGCGCTCCATTCAGGCCCGCCGCCAGATCGAGGCGGCGCTGGCAAAATCAGGATATTCCCGTCGCGATCGCAGCCAGATGCTGGCCGAAATCGTTGACGATACGGTGGCCCCGCGAGATGCAAGCCACGACCACGCCGCGCGCGATGCAGGCACAATCGCTGCTTTCGAGCAGCTCATCAATTCCATGAAAAGCTAGAGAGGACAACAACATGTCTTACATGACCACCCCCGCGCGTGTGCGCGGCGCCACCGCTGTGCGCGCAGATGCAACCAGCGCAAAGGATATCGCGGCCAAGCTGGCCAAAACGTTCGAAGACTTCAAGGCGGCTCAGGACAAGCGCCTCGAGGGCATCGACAAGAAGTTCGATGACGTCGTGCAGGCGGAACAGGTCGAACGGATCAACGGCGAACTCTCGGAGCTGTCCAACATGATCAACGAGGTCAAATCGCTGCAGGCAGCAATGCAGGTTGGCTCTGGCGGACAGAATGTCGATCCGGATGTGCAGGCGCATGCAGACCAGTTCAACAGCTGGTTCCGCCGCGGCGACCGTGCGCTGTCGGCAGATCTCGGCGACTTGGAGGTAAAGGCCAAGTTGACCACGCAGTCCGATCCGGACGGTGGCTACCTGGTGCCGACCGATATGGAAAATACGATCGACCGCGTTCTGGGGGCCGCCTCGGCCATGCGTAGCGCCGCGCGGGTGATGCCCATTTCCAGCAACACCTACAAAAAGCTGGTGAGCAAGGGTGGCGCTGGTTCCGGTTGGGTGGGTGAAAGTGAGGACCGCCCCGAAACCAACACGCCCCAGCTGGCTGAAATTGCCATCAACACGAAGGAACTTTACGCCCAGCCTGCATCGACCCAGTCTGCCCTGGATGATGCCGCCATCGATGTTGCAAAATGGCTGGCGGACGAAGTGTCGATCGAGTTCGCCGAACAGGAAGGCGCCGCATTTATTTCCGGCGACGGTGTGAACCGGCCGAAAGGTATTCTCGGATATCCCACAGTGGCGAATTCCAGCCACACATGGGGCAAGGTCGGTTTCGTGAAAACGGGCGCAGCATCTTCTTTCGCGTCAACAAACCCGGCCGATGCGTTGGTGGATCTGTACTATGCTCTCAAGGCCGGTTATCGGAATGGTGCGAGCTGGATCATTTCCGATGTTGTGCAGGGCGAGGTCCGCAAGATGAAGGACGGCCAGGGCAACTACCTGTGGGCAGCCCCGACGGAAAGCGCGCCGGCGACATTCCTGGGCAAACCCATAATGTCGGATGACAATATGCCCGGGCTGGCCGCCAACAAATTCCCGGTCGCATTCGGGAACTGGAAACGTGCGTATCTGATTGTCGATCGCATTGGTATCCGTGTGCTGCGGGATCCGTTCACATCCAAGCCGAATGTTCTGTTCTACACGACCAAGCGTGTTGGCGGCGGCCTTGTCAACTTCGAGGCATGCAAGCTTTTGAAGGTCGCAGCGTAGATCTGCTGACCAGCCGCGTAGGCCTGCAGACCACATGACGGGGGTGTAATCCCCCGTCAAATCAACATCCAGAAAAAGCGAGAGAAACAATGAAAGACCTTCATTCCAATATCTATATCGATCAGGTGGTCGGTGCCAAAGTTCTTGCGAGCACGCCCACGCCTGTTGCGTCCGATCTTCAGGATCACAACTCGGCCGAGATCATCCTGGGCATCGGCATCGGTGGTATCACGTTCGATACGACCAACAAGATCGAGTTCGTGGTCGAACATTCCGATGATGACAGCACCTACTCGGCCGTCTCGACCGACGAGATGCTGGGTGCAGGCACGATTTCCGGCGGAATCGTCAAGGCCCTGACGGCCGCCCACGCAGCGGCGGCGGTCTATCGCTTCGGCTACATTGGCGGCAAGCGTTACCTCAAGGTTACGCCGACGTTCGCCGGGACACACGTGACTGGCACGCCGATCATGTGCGCAATCGCCAAAGGTGATGGTATCAGCAACCCGCAGGATGATCAGGCCTGATCGTGAAATCTGAAGGGCGGGCGCAATGTCCGCCCAAAACAGGAGCGCTGCATGCTTAGACCACTACAGGTGACTCCACCATCCGGAACTCCGGTTACTTTGACGGAGATGAAAACGCACTTGCGTATTGACGGGTCCGACGAGGACACACTTGTCCAGTCCTACATTGATGCCGCCACCAGTTATCTGGATGGCGCGACAGGTATTCTTGGCAGGTGCCTGTTGACCCAGACCTGGGCCGTGAAATTGCCTTCGTTCCCGTCGGCGGATTTCAAGTTTCCGTTTCCGGATGTGGATGGCTCGGCTGTTGTGGTAAAATACTACGATTCAGACGATGTCGAACAAAACGTGGCGGCAGCGGAGTATTCCGTTCACGAGGGCGCGGCGAGCGCACATCTGACATTCAGATCAACCTACACGATCCCGTCGATCGCCGATCGGGACGATGCTGTCAGCATCACGTTTGATGCAGGGTATGGTGCTGCCTCCGATGTTCCGGCTGCAATCAGGAACGCAATCATGATTATGGTCGCCCGTGCATACCAGGACCGCGAGGGAGTGGAAGCTTCCGGTGGCGGGATGTCTAGGGACCCCGTGTACATGCTGATTGCCCCGTTTCGTCGAATCGCGATTTAGGTGCGGAAATGAAATCCGGAGATCTTGACCGCCGTATCGCAATCGAGCGGGCTACCGTGACCGTGAACGGCTACAACGAGGAGGTCCGCAGCTGGACAATACTTGCGACCGTTTGGGCCGCGGTCTGGCCGATCGCGGATGGCGAGCGCTGGCGAGCAGGCGAAGTCGGCGCGACGGTGACGCACAGGTTCAGGATCAGATGGTCATCTACGGTGTCGGATATCACGCCGGCAGACAGAATCAGTTTTGACGGACGTATTTTCGAAATCAGCGGAAGCAAGGAAATCGGCCGGCGTGAGGGAATCGAGATTACGGCTTCGGCGAGGGCGGAATGAGTAAAACGGTTGTGAAGGTCGAGGGGTTGCGCGAACTCGAGAAGAGTTTGCAGAAGTTTACGTCGGCAACGGGCAAGGCCGTTCTGCGTCGAACCTTACGTCGAGCAGCAATTCCGATCCGTGACGCGGCCAGAAGTTATGCGCCATATGACCAGGGCAACCTCGAGGCGTCTATCAATGCAACGACAAGAAAGCCGAAAGGGCACGATGTCGGGAAGAATGCATTTCGCAAAGCCATAAAGGACGGCAAGGGCCGCGCAGAGGCCGTATCGGCGATGCGCGACGCCAGACGGATTGGCGATCCGAACAATGCTTTTGCCGAAGCATTTGTGGTGGCAACTGATCCGGCAGCCATATTGGTGGAGTTTGGAACCGGGGAGCGTGTTCAAAAGTCGACAGGGAGGAATGTTGGCAAGATGGAGCCTGATCCGTTTATGCGGCCCGCCTTCGATACCAAGGCGCCGGTTGCGGCTGCGATGATCAGAGATACCTTGCGCGACGAGATCAGCAAGACGGCCGCACGATTGCGCGCCCGGGCCGCGCGGGCAGGGGGGCGGTAACCGTGCAACGGGATTTTGTCGCACTACTGTTGGCCGACAGCGCTATCGCTGGCCGTTTTGGTACTCGAATCCACTGGGTGGAGCGGCCGCAGGGAAGCGGGCTGCCGGCGGCAGTTCTATATATCGTCAGCGAGGTCAACAAATATACCACGCAGGCGCCTGACCGGTTGGTCATGACAAGGGTGCAGATAGACGTTTTCGCGGACACCTATGCCGATGCGGATCAGGCATTCCGTGTTCTGAAGGCAAAGCTGAATGGATAT